GATCTTTGTAACTATGGTGAATTAGATGATGTTATGAATGGCAATGCACTCCGTCAAGAATTTGATGAGTGGATTAATGCACATAATAAAAATTTGGATGAAGAAATTATTTCAATGGCATATATTGGTGATGGAAGCGAGTATGATATTTAATAACTATTAATGAACATGTTACAGAAAATTGTAAATGGAATCGCTATTGCTAGTGGTGTTGTATCTCTCACCGTCGTGGGTACTATTGGTTATGTATATGTACGGAAGGATGCAATTATCGAGAATGTCAAAGGTAAGATAATGGAATCTGTCTTACCTGGCGGAATTGGTGGAGCAATCGGTGGAGCAGGTGCTGGTGCCATTGGTGGTTCAATACTACCTTCATTACCTAACGCATCACCTGATGCTGATGCACCAACTCAGGCTGCTCCTGATGCAGGATTTGGCATACCTAAGTTTTAAATTAAACTCTGCTATATAGATTAGATATAATAGTCTTATGGCAGACGATAAAAAAGAAAAAGAAGCACCAAAAGAAGATCCTAAGAAAAAGGGTCTCTTTAGCAAGTTGAAAGAAGCATCTGAAGATAAAGAAGAACAGATGATGATTCTTTCAACATTTGTGCGTTTGGGTATATTAGTTTGGAGTGGTGCGATTCTTACATTAGCATATGTAGAGTTGCCATCTGCTCTTAAAATTCCAAAACAAGACTTAGATCCAACCTTCATAGCTTCGGTCTTTACAGGAGTTCTCGCCACATTTGGCGTTACAACTTCAAAGAGAGGAGCACAAGGTGGTGCTAATGGTGGTGTAAGTAAAGGAGATATGGAAAAGTTAATTGCAGCTGCATCTCAAACTGCCCCTGCACAAACTATTCGTATTGAGCAAGCACCTGTAAAAATAACTCCAGAACAACCTAAGTAATATTAATTAATTGTAATTATGAAAAAATGGATTGGAATAAGTTTGGGAACACTCTTCGGAGTTTCCCATATTGCAATGATAGGATTATTATCAAGGAAAAGTAGTTTACCAATTATATCACCACCTGTAGGACCTTATACATCTTATGTTGTATCTGCTGATAAAGATGGATATAAGATAAGTTATAGTGCTAATGATCCAAAGGTGATGATCAGAACAACTACTATTAAAGAGAAAGGTGGATTCTTAGGATTAGCAAACGAAACTAAGGATATTGTAGAAGAATACACATCAAATGGTGATGTTCATATACAAAAAGAGTGGCAAGTAAAAGGAGGTGTTGGTGATTCTGTCACCAGTAGCAAAAGTGAAGCTTGCATCAAAGCAATCGGTGGAGGAGAAAACACAGGACGTTTGGTGGGTACTTCTATTGGTACTGCTGCCGCTCCTGCTCTTAGTGGCATTCCTTTCGTTGGCTGGGTGGCTGCTGGTTGGGTAGCAATGTTTGGTGGAAATCAAGGTGCTGACATCGGTGGTAATATGGTTGAAGATTTGAACGATAATTGTTAGTGAGTCCACATACAATTGCGTAAAAATACTTAGGTGCTATAATAAATATTATTGTACTGGAGTTGAAAAGAATCATGTCCCATTACGAATTAGGTTGGCACGACCAAAATAATGAACACCATGAAATTGGTGAATATGCAGAAGATGCATTTGAAGCAGCAAGACACGCAAGAGAGGATGTTCCGTATCTACACGAACATCCTTTTTCTTTGGAATATATTAAGCAGATAAAATGAAAGATTTACCAATCAGATCCTCGATAATTATTCTTGGAATCATAACAATTGCTATTATTTTTATTCCGTCTTTTGCTTACATATAGATAATACTAATAGTATACATTAGTTTATGTTATCAACACAATATCGTCTTCGGTTAGAGGGCATATGCAAATCTATTGCAGCAGGAACAGAAGTTAGCATAGATGATATGATATGGGCACAGAAATTATCAAAAGCAAATACAAGTGCAAGAGGTATGTTGAATAAGGCAAGGAGATTAGCGACAAATCCGAACGACTCTTTTCTGAATAACTTGAATATAGGAGACCCCGATTCAAGTAATCACATAAGGGGTTTCGGTTCACCCGAAGATGTGGTAGACTGGTTCCATCAGGAGAGATCAGATGACTGGAGACAGAGAGATTAATCCTAATTTTTATCGTTCCCCACAAGGGGTTGTTTATGAAAAAAATCCAAAACCAAAATATCCAAAAGTCTATGCAGTCTTCTTGCTCAGTTCACACGACACTAGCTGGTTATATTGTAGAGAAGATGGCACATATTACTGGGAGCATGCAAGAAAGAATAAAGACCTTAAAGTAGAGGATGTAGATGGATTACAACTTGATATGTTTAGTAAACCAATACTAAGTAAAGAATTTATAATGAATAGTATATTATGATAGTACATGTTATATTGTATCTTTTTATTTTTATATGCATCATCTTAGCGTTCGGATTTTTTGATCCATAAATTGTCTATATACTAAGAATATAGTATATGGAGTCGAATAATGGCACCAATGACCCCACCGAGTCGGAAAAGTTGTTATAACTTTCGAGTGACTGAAATTAACAAAGTACTTGACGGTGACACAATTGATGTTACAATAGATCTAGGATTTGAATTATATAAAAAAGAGAGAGTTCGTGTAGCAGGTGTTGACACCCCTGAGAAAAGAACTCGTAATTTAGAGGAGAAAGCACTTGGTATCGACGCTACTAACTGGCTTAAAGAAAAATTGGAAGGGGCTATTAACGGTGACGATGATCTCGTTATTCGCACTGAACTTGAAGGTGGAGTCGGAAAGTATGGCCGTCTTCTTGGCTGGCTTTATATTGGTGATGGGAATGTATCGCTTAACGAAGAAATGATAGGTGAGGGATACGCATGGCCATATGATGGTGGCACAAAACAAAAAAACTTTGAAGAATTAAGAGAGATTCGTAGATCTCGTGGAACACTAGTGGAGGAAGACTAATGAAACTTGGAAAAACACTTACTAAAATAAAAGATTGGGATAAAGAAAAAGCAAAATGGTTTCAAAATAAATTTAACTTGACTGACTATCAGATGCTTTGTATCTCATTTGTTAAAGGATTTATTATTGGAGCTATTCTATTATGATTTTTGCTGTTCTTGCTGATGCTGCGAAAGCATATAATGATATATCTTGGCCAGATGCCATACCATTTTTGATTTGTATTATAGGACTTTATTGGATTAAAGTTAAAATAGACACAAGAGCAGGAATAGGTAAAAAGAAATTAAGACAACTTAAAGAAGTTATCAAAGAGGCAATTGAAGAAACAATTGGATTAGAATGAAACTCTTTTATAAGATTGGACTTGGTTTATTAGTCGCAACTAATCTTTTCTTTATTGTTACTTTTATATTTTCAATGGTTAGATATGACAGCAGAGTTGAAAAGAATAGAAAGTTTATTTCTGATACTATAAAAGAAGAAGTTGCTAAACAAATACCAAGAACGATGCCTAATGTGACAGGTCCAGTTTATGTCCCACAATCAAATAAATGATATAAATGTGAGTGATGTAAACGTTCCTCGCATTCATACACACGAAATACCATATACAAATATTCCCATACATCAGGTACCTGTCACTTTACAGATAGGTAATCCGATTGTGGATATACCTGGTTGTGTGGATATGCATCAGGATAATAAAAATCATGTTACAAGACTTCCTATTGATAAAGATTTAGTTAATCAAGATCCAAAAGGAAGTGTCACTTTATGTCCAAACGGTGAGTATCCATCATACAATGCGATGGACTATGAACCAGAACAATTAATAATTCAAAGAGAAACACCACCACCACCTGTTGCACCACCACCAGAAGTTGAACCACCCGAAGTGCCTGATACTGGTGACCTTGGTGGAAAAGAAGAGGTTCCCTGTCCTGGTCCTGCACAACTTCGTGTAGGTGATGTGACTCAATCAGGTAATGAGAGAGTTGTGGGTCATCGACTTATTGATAATGGTAAAACCTGTGAAACATTATATGAACCTACTACACCCCTTGAAAAATATGTGCCACCTATAAATCAAGTGACATCTGTGACAGCACTAGCAGTTGTTGCAACAGCAGGTGCCGCTGCAACACCATTATTAATTAGAGTAATACGACCTGTAATAAAAAAATTATGGACGACAATTCAAAAGAAATTAGGTAGAAATATTAAGGAACCAAGTCGTGAGTTAAAAAGGACTAATGCTTATCGTGAGAAGAAGGGTCTACCACCCCTAAAGAAATAATAATTGAATAATCCATCAATCGCATTTAGTAATTTTGAAGATGACAAGATTACAGGATACGAACCTGTTCTTGGTGGAAAACTATGTGAAAAAGCAGTATGGGTTGATGAGGAAGAATGTATAGGTTGTCAATATTGTGTACATGTTGCCTCTAACACTTTTATAGTTGATGAGGAAAGAGGTAAGAGTAGAGCAATGAGACAGAACGGGGATAATATTGAACTAATACAGGAAGCAATGGATACCTGTCCTGTTGATTGTATTCACTGGATTAGTTTTGAGTCTTTATCTCAAAAGTTTTTAGATCACTAGCAGTTCCGTTTGCAGGTGGTTTATTTTCTATGGTATGTGTGTGATTTGCCACAACACCTGGTGGATTTATCAACTGAACATCTGCACATATCTTTGCGTATTCAGTACCAGGTCGGAAGATGATTCCTGCTTTCATTAATTCACCACAATTTTTTAATCTTGCAATTTCAAAATCTAATCGTTTATTCGCAGTAACTTGTTGCTGTAAAGCAATTTGTGTGCTTGCTGCCTCTTTACAAAGTTTTTGTAGATTCTTATCTAATGG